TTCACAAGTATTCGTGAGTATTCAAATGGTTGATCTTCGCCTGCAATACGACTCTCATCCCATAACTTAAATAGATCAAGTGTACCTGCATAACCTACATTTGCATCTGTTGCACGAAATGAATTATTCACGATACGATTCGTAATGTAGGTGTCTTTTGTACATTTCAGTAGTCTATACACGTTGTGATCCTCTTAGATTGCTCCACCTACGATGTCTACATCAGGAAATCTCACCTCGAACATTCCACCCGGTGGTGGAAAAATGTGATCTTTTACTGTGTTGTATATGATATCGTACCTAACGCTGCTATATCGTTGTGTACCTACTATGCCTGCAATATTTTTCACATTTATGATCGTCACTGACACTACACCTTCTGTATTGAATATTAGGTTTCTAATATCACCTAATGATATTGGTTGATCTATTTGTCTCTGTTGCACATCTAAGAATTGTTTAAGTTTAGAATTAATTGTTTGTATGACAAGCTGTTTATTGGCCGTTGGTGTAGTAACAACTTGATATTCAAATCTTATATTTACAATTTGTGCATCCAACACCTCAATAGCATCAGAAATTATTCTAAATGGATTCAAATACTTTCTGATATTTAATTTAAGCGTGTCAGATGCCGGTACCAATCTACCAGTTGAATCTCGACATATGATGTGCAACTGTGTCGCAAGTGGATTCAATGGATTTGAACGAACACCTGCCCTAAAAACACGACCAAAATTACTTGGAAGTGTGTAGATACGTGACAACAAATCAGGTGCAGATACTATACGTGATTGTGCATTCTTATATGCAAATACTCTGCTCTTCAGATCCTGTATGCTTGGTGCAGAATCACCACCTACTGATGCTCTTAAATTCACAACACCTGCATTTCCTCTAATACGTGCTGCATCAGCCGAATTAGGCAAATTTGGAAACTGAAGTAATAATTCGGTTATATTTCGTATAGAACCAGCAGCAACATTGTGAGTCAAACCGCCTCCATGACGATAGTCGACAGTTATCACAGTGTTGATTGGTGCAATTCCTAATGTTCTAGATCGCAATATCGCTGCAGGATCTAATGTAAATCTTGGGAATGTCTTTTTGCCATACAACGGTATAGACAATTGGCTTGGATCAGGAACATTATCGACATCATATGATAAACCTTCACCTGATCCAAATCTTATCGTAGTTATTCGTCCGCCTAGTGATGTTTCTTTTACGAATCTGTAAGGTGCAGGTCTAACTTCTATATTATCTGGTGTGTTCTCACTGTCAATTCCTACATTTGCTGTCTTGACGTAAACTGTATCTTGAGACAATGAAGTAACTTCATAATATATGTTTCCTTCGCTATCTTTCACTGAAATAATCTCGTTTACATTTGGATTGTTAAGTGTAATCGTTCTGAATGCCCTGTACTGTGCAGGTATTTGAAATGTTTGAACTGTTCTAAAACCTGAGACTGCATTACCTGATTTTGAAAGCACATACCGAAGTGGACTACCATCTGATCGTACTGCTGACACAATAACATTCGCATCAAGTTCACCTGTAGTCCTTTTAATTCTAAAATCAATATCTTCAAGCAACTCAAAGCTTGTGCCATTATTTGCTTCGCATATTGTTCCTGCCAACACAACAGGTAATTGTGTTATATCAGGTCTGTATGAAGAACCAACTCTTTCTGCATCTAGTTCAAATGCGAAAGTCAATGATACAATGGCGGGGGAAGCACCAACAATATCTACTCCTGCCGCACGTAAGTGCTGTTCGATATTTGAATTTTCTACTGCAGTATCGATGTTCAATTCTGAAAATTGATGATCCAAGTAGTATGATAAATTATCACCCACATATGCTGCAAGCTCTATGAACATTCCACCAAGACCTGTTTCCGAAAAGTCATTTATTTTTTCAGGTGAAAAGTATGTTCTAGCGTATTGGGTCAATGATGATCTAAATTGATCCCAATCTTTTGCAAGATACTGACGAGGTCTATTGTATCGTACTTGTTTTTGTGTTACAGTCATAATATAAATTATCCGCCTAAGAAGAAGCTAATTTTTATAGCTTGATTTTGAATTCTAGTATTTTTGACATTATACGTGATTGTGATATCTAATCTTCCTAACCCACCAGATGTTTCGCTTCCAACTGTTTGTGATACAAAATCTTGTAATTCAATATAGGGCATATATCTTGCCACAGTTGAACTTATCCTTTCAACTGCAATACTATCAAAATCATCCTGGGCCATATTCTCTAACACAAGTGGTTGTAAATTTGCGCCTAAATTTGCAGTGATGACACGATCACCGCGATTTGTCATCAACAGATTTCTTAAATTGTCTTTTATCCACGCTGCTGGTTCACGATGCATCATGAATATACCATCAACGGCATTACCTTCACGTATGGGTGTCATAATTCCTAATGGTGGAGATTCAGGTGCAATCTGTTGATCATTCTTCAACTTCTCAGTTGACTTAATACCAACTTCTTTGAATGAAATTGTGCCCATGACTAAGTCTAATTATTCGTCAAACTAAACCAATACCACTTGCAACTAATTTTGAAATCAAACCTTGTCCTAATAGTAAACCAACTATCAATACTATCAGCATGAGTACCAATTTCTTCAAGAATACTAGAAATGCTGCCACGAAAGACAATAATTGACCTGATAACTTGACGCCAAGACACGCTCCAATTGCTGCAAGTACAACACCCAACACCAGTAAAATAATTCCAACAGGAAAATTATCTGCAAGTGCAACAGGAAAATTTGGTCCTTCTGCAATTAAAAGACCTATGATAAGCGGTATGCCTACTATCATCACACAGTTATGAAATAACAGATAAGGAGCAGGCAGAGGTAGTACATCTAGGCTTGGAAAAGGAGGTATTGTAGGTAAGTTTAAAGATGCATTAAACTTAACTGCTGCATCTACATCAACATTAAGTTCAGGTACAGGTGGTAGTGGTGGTATGACTACAGGTGGTAGTGGTGGTACGGGAGGCAGTGGAGGTAATTCAGCTGCAATTGTAGGTAATTTAGCAGTCAAATCAAGTGGAAATTGTAATGCAGCGGCTGCATCAAGTTCAAATATCAATGCCAAATTCGGTGTAGGTGGTACCAAAAGATCAGGTAGGCCTATGTTTGCCTTCAATTTTAAGTCAGGAAATAATACAGTAGGATCTATAAATGCAGGTTTTAGACTTCCTACACCGCAAGGTACGTCAAACTGTATTGCAATCTGTTGGTACATTTCATCTAACCACACCTGATGAAATCGTGGAAATGTAGCTTGATGCTCTTCTAGACTATCACGTTTAAAACCTTCTGCTAATGCAGGATTACCTGGGAACTGTAAGTCTACAGGTAATCCACCAAATAAAAAGTCGCTTGTGCCATTTTCAAGCAATTCTGCAGTTTCATCTACAAATGATTGTCTGGCTGCTGGTGTAAGCTGTCCATCTTTTAGTAATCCCACATGTGTCATTATTCCTGTCATGATTCAACGTCTCACTTCATCAATACCTTAGTTGTGAATGTACCATTCAAGGCACCTGCACCATGAGTTGCACCCATGGTATCTGTTATTGTAGTAGCTGCAATTCCACCACCTGCTTTTGCAGCAGTAGAACACAGCGGCGCAATTCCTGCATCTGCACCACCAAGCAGAATGTGTCCATTTGGTCCCGGTACCAATATGATATCACCATTTGCCTTCAGTACTATTGCAGCTCCATTACCATCACCATTATCTGCTTGAATTTTGACATCCTCACGACCAACTAAACGTAGTTGTGTTGTCTTTAAGACTATACCTGGTTTATTTACTTCTTCATTTATTCTTCTGTCTAACGGGCTTTGTGTCTCATCTATGTTCTTAATGTCAATGCCAAATCGCTTGTCTACATCGCTTTTCATAGCTATGTAGATTCTGCTAGGATCATTTATGAAATCGGGATCTCCCTCTGCTACATTATCTTCTTTTTTTCTAAGGTGTGGTGTTTTATCAATTTCAACTGCTTTACGTGTATTAAAGACAACATTCGGTGCAGTCTTTTCATTTAAGAGAAACTCAGATGTGAATCCACGGCCTACAACTATATCAATCGCACCACGTTGTGAACCTAAAACTTGATCATGTGATAAGTCTTGTCTATCTATCGTGAAATTAATAAGATTATTATTTGAACCTTGAAGTGTATGATCACCAGGTAGTTTTCTGAATCTAGGTACTGGCTCTAGTACACAACCTTCTGTCGCAACCGCCTTTCGCCACACTATGTCAAATAGTTGCTTTTTCTGTCCAATTGTAAAGCTATCTGTACTCGGACCACCATTATCAAAATTCTCTATATTAAGTTGTGATCTACCCTTCACTGCTAGTGTAGCTTGTTCAGCTAATATATCGTCAGGTTGTATTCCTGCACTGTCTATAGCATCAGTATCTAATTTCGTAGGAAGATACTTTCTATCATCGTGTGTGTAATTGATATCATCTGCTTGCTGTTGTGTTGGCACCCTGCAAAGTACGAATGGAATTTCATCTTGAGAACCATAAGCATCTTCACGTAAGAGTAACACTATCTCACCAGGTTTGAATGGCATCGAGATGTATGGGTCAAGCAAAGGTAAACACAGTAACAATGGACCTGTTTCTGTTTGACTCAATTCTCTAACTATTAAACAGTTTCTCCTCATTCCATTCAATGCATTTGGATTTTGAAGTCTTCCTTTATACACTGTCTTCCAATTTTCTCTGGCCGTTGGTGTCAACATTTCTGTGTCGTGAAATACCTCTATAACGACACCTCGTGCCATTATCCGCTGTTGTGTTTCTTGTCTTCTTTCAGCTGCATCTCCATATAATGCATCTGCACCTGCACGACCATCTGTAACTACTTTTGTAGGATTGAAAGCACTCATGATTCGAAATTATCCAATAGTTCGTCTGGGTTGACCTGGGCACCCGCATTGTGGTGTGCCATTATCAATTCAGACAACTTAATTAGTTGATCGTTGCACTTTGCCATCTTTTCCAAATACTTTGTCACAAGTGGTCCGTATATGGCATGACCTTGCGCGTTGTTTGTGACTTCACGAAATATCTCTGTGTACAATATGGAGACACGTTCCCTGTCGTCTGTCACATTTGAATAGATTGTTATCCACAATGATTTTAGACGTTGATCAATGTCTTCTGAATTTAGCAACAATTCTTCAAAATCAGGTATCTGTGAAAGTTGCTCCTGTATCTTATCGTTTAACTTTGTGATGTTCTTAGTCATCGAACTTTGCTCCGTTGTAATAACGTTTGATCACAGATATGGCCATAGTCAACTGTTTTGGCGTCAAACCGCTCATCTCACGTATGTAAGTAAATACAGCACGCTTGTTAAGAAATGGTAGGTCTTCCTTCTTTTCAAACAGCGTGATGATTGAGTCTATGCACTTTATCTCATTCTCGTTAACAAGACGTTCACGTATGTCACACAGCATGCGCATGATAAAGTCAGGTCTTTCAAGCGATATGATTTGATCGTCCTGAGAAGGCACTGTTAGATCGATGTGTGGTGCAACTTCAAGTGCATTGTCTATCTTATCGTATTCCTGACGACCCAATGTATCAACAGAGTCTAGGCTGACTATCTTTTGAATGCTCACCATACGTTTACGTGATCGTGTGATCAACCAACGCTTTGCAACAACATTGAAGTATGAGAATGCCTTTGTGCCACGTGATGCATCGAACTTATTCAACGTTTCATATAGGAACACTATACAATCTGACTTTAGCTCATCATGACTTGCATACAGACCTTGAAACTTGTATATACAGATGAGGTTCTCTACCAACTGTTCAAATGCAGGTAGTATGTTATTCACATACAGCTTTTCCTTCTCCTTGCGATCATTGGATGACTGAAACAGTATGATATTACGTTGAGTCTCTGCATCAAAGTAATATCTGTCGATGCTTCCTGTACCGCGTCGCATTCGTTTCTTCTGTCCTGATTCATCATCTGTCATGTCATTGTCTTTCTGTGACGATTCAGGGCGGCCTGAAGCTGTCGTGTCTGTTCAGACGTCGCACCAGAGTAACCTGGGCTGTCGCCATAAGTCTTTTGTACCCCACCTATAATATCTACCTCACCCCTGCGAAGCCTCTCTAGGAGCTCAGCACGTGTCTCCTTGTCGAGGTCACTGGTTGACTTTGGAAGTATGTCTTCCTCTGTTGTTACTGTTTTGATGCTTGGCAGTTCAGCCTTGTCTTTGTTTTCTTCAATCTCGATGTCTTGAAATATATCGATGACCTCTACAACTGCTTGACGTGCATTTGCAATTGCCTTCACGACCTGACGAACCTCAGGACTGTCAAAGAATACGGGCTTATTTGCAACCATGACAATTTGATTGTGACAAACGTCCAATGCACGTAGTGACATATCAACACGTTTTTCCATCTCATCTTCAAATGCAATCCGTTGATTGAGCAGTTTGACAATGGTGTGAATCAAGAACCACGTAGTGGCAATCCACAGTGTCGAAACAGAAAATGTTGCTATGATCCACCCCATATCAGATCAACGTATCCAGCAGTAAAGAATCGTATAGTTTTGCAGTTGCCGCAAATGAGTGAGTTGCCTTTAGCTTATTTGACAGTTCAATCGCCCAATTCTTGGGAACATCAGGTGATTTTCGAAATGTCTTCAATGCATCTTTGAAGTTATTCACTGATGGCGTGGCCCAACGTGAACCTTCCATCCATATATTCCTATCCTTCTCCTTCATCGTATCTATACGTTCCTTTGGAATCTGTTCCAAAGTATAACCCACCTTGATGAACTTACCCATGTTGAGAAAGTCCAAGTGGCCCGACCAGTCAGTTGCTATGACAGGCACACCTGCCACTGCAGCTTCAAGGATAGGTAGACCAAAGCCTTCGCCTCGTGTCAAAGTCACAAATGCTTTAACTGAGGGGTGCTTATACAGTGCATTCATCTCGTGATTTGTCATGTCTCCATGCACCAGGTGTATCTTTGGAAATGCACCTTTGCGAACTTTACCTAACAGCGCTGTTAATCTATCGCGTGATTCATGTCTGTCGATCAGTGTGCCTCTTCCACAATTCATCTTCACTATGACTCCAACATCCTCATCGTTGCCATGAACTTCACAAATGTGTTGAATCGTGTTCATGAGATTCTTCCTGTCGGCAGCAGGATTTGGCGATGTGAGTTGACCAATCAGTAGATAGTTGAATGATGTATCAAAGTTGAATGGTTGTTCATGTGGTTCATGATCTAACTCATCAAAGTACGACTCGTGGATGACATGTATGTCTAGATCACTGCCGCCGCTGTTGATGAATGTCTTCTTCACGTGTTCAGTTGGTACGATGATCTTATCCATACGACGACATGCGCCAATCCACAGTGGATTGCACTTATCTGATTCAACGCCGGCAGTGATGCCGATATTGTATCGTGCAATCTGTGGATCCCACTCATTAGGAAGTATCAGCTGTAATGATACATCGCAAACGAACCTATTTCCTTCGTGATCCGCAGGTGGACGTGAGTAATTCATGATCTCACCTGCAAGACCATCTTGCATGTTTGCATCCAACAACCACGGTGTGTTACCCCAACGTGTAAGCTCAATGTACAGCTCAATCTTCTTTTGTTTTGCAAGACCTATCAACCACCTTGCAACTTGACGTGCATGGACGCCATAACCTGAATTTGTCAATGCTGGTGCTCTGAATACGACTGTCTTCATAGTGTTGTCACCTCCCATGCCTTACGTTGTGAATTCTTCCACTTTGTTATTGTCTCATGCATGGTTCTATCCCATTCATTTATAGTGTGATCTATGTCGAATTCTGACATCACATAGCTACGTGCTTTCTCACCCAAGGCTTCTCTAGCCTGCGGACCCATCTCATACATTTTGAACATAGCGTCAGCAACCTTATCGGGTGATATGTGATCTTCATAGATGTATGGCACCGTCTGACCACCCACTAGGTCTCTCACGTCAGGATCCAACGCGATACCATTATGTGAACCGTCGCGATGATCGACGACCTGACGAGTTAGGCCACCTGTCTTCAATGCAATGATCGGCTTTCCACACTGCATTGCTTCCAACGTGCCTAGACCGAAGCCTTCAAAACATGCAATATTGATTGCAAAGTCAGAGATGTTGTACAACACAGCCATCTCTTCAAATGAGATACGACCTGTCGAATATATGACATTCTGTGTGATGTCAAAATCATTTGCGATGGAGATGAGATTCTGGCCCTCTGGGTCAGATGGATGCGTATGCATCAACAGTGTGGCCTTCTTGTGACCATACACATCTTGCATTTTATCTAGGAGCAATTTCCACGCAAGCATTAGATTACCAGGCATCTTACGACGTGCATTACGATTCACCCACGAACACACAAAGTGATCTGCACGGTCAGGACCCAGTATGCGTATCTTGTTTGCCAACGTCGATGCATCGTCGTGCTTCTTGAATACATCTTTTGGCAGTGCATGCGGTATGAAGTTTGTCTTGTGTGGATGATGTTCTGACACAAGCTTATATGTGAGATACGAGTGACAGTTGACTAGATCTGTCGACTGATATATCACATCATTGAACTTTGGATAAGGGTCGTTGTCCCACACATGCCAGTAGACAATGGGACAGATCTGATGTATTTCCTCTTCCATCTGCCACACCCACGTGAAGAAACGTGGATCTGTGAAAAGAAACAATGCATCAGGTTTTTCCTTGATCAATAATTCACGTAGTATATTAGGATCACCAAATCCATCAACAGGTTTGATCATGTAATCTTCATTGACATATTGAATCCTATAGTCACTGTGTTTTATAGCACCGCCTAAGACTCGAAATGACCAACGATTCTTCTT